ACCATATACACCAGCAGTACTAGCATACATCATTGATGTTCCTTTTTGATCACATAGTTGTAACAAACGCATTGAAAACTCATAGTTTTGTTCCATAATTTTTTCAATGTCTCGTTCAGTAGTGCTACTAATAGCACCTAAATGGATTACCCTATCATATGGTTCAGGATCAGGAATAACATTAGGCTTCCATTCAAACCCTTCAACATTGTGTCCTTTATGTTGTAAGTACGATCCAAGATGTTTACCAATAAAACCTTCATGTCCTGTAATTAAAATATTCATTCTGCAACCTCGTTCATTTTGTCTATAAGTTTAGTTGTACTCGCACCGGCAATAGTTGGAAATATAACTACATCAGCTAAATGGTTTCCTACTACTGTGTCAACTGTATAATCTCCGCCTTTAACAATTATATTGGGCAAGACATTTTGTAAAGTTTCTAATGGAGTATCTTCATCAAATATAATTACCTCATCAATAAACCCTAATTCTAACAAAGCGGCTTTACGGGTTTGTTCATCGTTAATGGGTCTAGTTTCGCCTTTTAAACGCTTTACACTTGCATCGCTATTAATGCCCACCACGAGGCGCTTTCCAAGCGTGTGTGCGTGTCTTAGTAGCTTTAAATGGCCTATATGTAGTATATCAAACACTCCGTTAGTCCATACAATTCCAGTTGATAAATCGTTTTTGGTTACAACAGCAACACCACGTTTTTCAACAATACGTGCCGCCCCATAACATGCTAATTTACATGATTCAACTACATCTCTTCCTTGTTCAATACCATATGCAATGATAGCAAGTACAGTATCACCAGCACCTGTTACGTCAGCAACTTCTCTCACTTCTTCTTTACAATGCCAACTTTCTTGTGCATTAATTATATGCATACCGTTAGCACCATCAGTTACAACAAGCCATTCCCAACCATATGTTTGCAAATTTTGTTGAGCATCTCTAATATCAAATTCGCCAAACCATTCTACATATTCTTTCATGTTTGGTTTAACCAGGTACGCATTTGTGTAATAACTAGGATGTTGTTTAGGATCTACTAAAACTTTGCATTTACGTTTTAATAGTTTTTCTACTGTTTGCTCACGTACTGTACCTTTTGCATAATCACTTACACAAACAATATCGTCAGCAGTTAGTGAATCAAGTAGTCTATGTAAACTACTTGTACCTATATATGTTTCTTCACGGTCCCAACGCATAATGTGTTGCCCACCTTGTCCAACTAGTCTAGTTTTAGTTGTTGTGACAGCATGATCAGATGCAATGTTTGCTTCAATTTTTGTGTTACCAATCATTTCAAGTAGTTTATATCCGTCATCGTCTTGACCGATACTACCATATAATGCAACGTCTCCATTGATAGATTTAATATTAAGAGCCAAATTTCCTGCCCCACCAATGCTATATTGTTGGGCTTCTTCAAGTAAAACAGGTACAGGTGCTTCTGGACTTATTCTATTTGTATTACCCAAAATCCATCGGTCTAACATTATGTCGCCGTAAACTTTAATCATTTAACTTTCCGATTCTTGTAATAATGATACTAGTTGAAATACTGTTTGAAGTTTTGTTAAGTTTTGTTTATTTTGGAGTGTGTTACGCAATCCCATATGCAACGGCTTTGGCCAATTTTGAAAACTAACCCATGCATATCCATTATGTTCATCATTTAGAACAGGGAGAAATTCATCCTTTACAACACACAAGTAAGTATGAAATTGAAATTTATCATCGTTACTTACAAACGTTTCTAACGGTATTGATTTGATAATTTTTGGAACACTACCAAGTTCTTCTTCAACTTCACGTAGTAGAGCTTTATAAGGGATTTCTTTATCTTCGTTGGTTCCGCCAACAAGACCCCAAACATTGTTTTGTTTTGATTGTGTGCGATGTAAGAATAAGAAACGTTGTGTTGTCAACGAATAGAATAATGCACCACTACAAATAATTTGTTCCATACAAGTACTTATTTAGAGTACTAAGCGCCAGCTTCCTTTTCGATATTCGCCTTCAAAGGATAGTGTCCATTCTGTACCATCCCATTTGTATTGGATACCTGAAGTTAAATTGGTTGTGTATGTAACATCAGTTGCTGGGTTATTTTTTGTGCTTGAGTCAAATACTATTTGCCATTGTGTTCCACTCCATTCGATAATGTCGTTTTCACTAGCAACTAGTGTGTCATTACCACTAGAGTCTTTCCAAGCATCGGCACCATCTGTGTTTGCTGTAGCACCAATATCACCTAATAAAAGTATTCTAGTGCCAGCTACTTTTAAGTTAACTGGGTTAACTCTAGTCGGATCAATAATTGCATCAATAGTTCCTTTTTGTGGACTATTTGGTAATCCTAATACTGTATTAGTTGGAATAGTATCTTCGTCCCAATTAACAATAATTTGTGTTTCGTCTAAGTTGTTAAGTGCAAATGTACCTACAACCGGTGCGGCCAAGTCAATTCTATTTAAATATATTTTACTTAACCCTGCGGCATACTCACCAGGTTCAGATTCAAGTACTTCTCTCCAATTAATTTCTCCACTAATTCCATTTTTACCAAGTTGAACAATAGTGTTAGTAACAATAGCATCATAGCCTGACGCTGTTGTAACTTGAAGATGTATTCTACCATCTGCATCTTTGTTTTTAATAGAGTTGCCCCAGCTATCATCGTATGCATTAAGTTCTGGCATTGACTGTCCTAAGTCAATAGTTCCTTTAGTTTCATCAAAGATACTCATTATAACATTTGTAATAACTCCTAACTTCTTAACCTTAGCAGGAGGACTAATAAAAATAGGTGTTTGAAATCCTAGTGTAGCAACATCAATTTCAGTGTCAACTCCCATAGGAATACTTCTTGAACTAAAATTAATATTTTCTAAATTAACAACTGATAACGAAGTCCAATCTACATAGTTGTCTGTAGTTTGTATTTCTAAACTTGGATTAAACAACATTAATATCTGTTCTAAAATCTGTAATTTTTGTTCTGTGTTAGTTGACCAAATATCGCAATTAATATTCAACATATAAGGTGTTGGCATTAATCGTTCAACAGTATAGTTTGAACCTTGAGTATTTAAATACTCGTTACTGTTTTCATCATAAGTACGTTCTCTAAGATGCACCTTACCTGTATAGGTTGCGTCAGCAGTTCTTGTACGATCCATTTCCATGCCAGTAACATACACCCCAATGCGTGGCGCACTTGGTATTTTATTTTCACTATTGTCTTTTATAATAGCACCAACTTGTCTTGTAATGTCTCCATACATGACTGGAATTTGTGTTAAGTTACCTTTGCTATCAGCATAAGAAAAATTACTCAGTAGTCTTACCATTTGAGTAATGTATCTTCTTATTTGTCCATCATAGAAGTGTTGCATTAATTATCTGCCTTTGGTTTGAGTGCTTTACTCAATGGTTGTCTTTCTGTTACAGTTTCGCCACCAATAATATTACTAGTAGTATTGTTAACAAAAGTACCTTTTTGTGTAGCACGTGAATCTGTATTTGTCAATGTCATACGTACATTATCTTCTTGTTTGACCCATCGACTTCCGTCTTGTCTAAATAATCTATTAGGCATAAAATCTGTCCTTAGGAAATAATCTCCTTCAATTGAATTTGTAGGGAAACTTGCCCCATGTCCAAACGCTTCTCCGTTAGGTGGAATACCATCGCCAAGTAAGTAACCTTGATATCCTGTACGTTCTGGAGTTTGATTAATTCTGTCAGCTAATAATTCTTGTGAACTAGAATCCAAATCATTCATATCAACTGTAACTAGATCAGGCTTGCCGTCTTTGTTTACAGCTAACGTGTATAAGTTTGTAGTATCGTATCCTGACTTAGGTGCATCAGCTTCTGCTTGTGCAACTACTGCATTGTTAATTTGCATCTCTTTTTCGTATGTACTAAGAACATCACGTAGTGTGTTTGTACTTCCTTCTTCTGAAGGTAAATCAAGTATTTCTTTAAACTCTTGTGAATCAACAATTTGTTTTAATTTAATTCTGTATAAATGTGGATACCAAGTTTGTGTAATCCTTCAGCGGCTCTGTTTACGTCTTCTACAACATAGAAACGTTTTAGTGCTACAGTATAATCATTAAGTGCATATTCGTCTTTTAAATGCGGAAGTTCAATAACATCTCCTGGCATAATTTTACGCCCTAGTGTTCTAACACTATAGTTGATTGGAATTGTCATAAACAATGTATCGTTTTGTAAAAATAGACCAAATTGACTCATATCAAAGTCAATATCTTGAATATTGTAAATGCCACGTATTGTATAAATGTCTGGATCGTATTTGCGATCTCTATTTTCTAAGAATAACATATCCTGTATGTTAGTTTCTTTAACAGCATCATAGCGAGGTTGTGCAGGCGTAGCGTCTGCTTCGTCTGGGTTTGAAGGGCCTAGATACTTGTGTACAAAGACATCTGTACCACCAACTGTAAACATTTCGGTGATTGTTTTGTCTAAGAAATCGTAATCGTTGCCCTTTTCGGGTTTGTATAAACTGAGTCTTGGCATAGTATAAGTATTTATCGTTAGCATAAATACTAGTGGAGAACAAGAAATGGCATTAAGCACACAAAAACAAGAGGTATTCGATTACGTAAACGCTATGTTAGGCGGCGGTATGATCGATGTTGAACTTGACCCTATTCATTATGAAACTGCACTAGAAAAAGCCTTTGGCAAATTTAGACAGCGTAGTGATAACTCAGTAGAAGAGTCATATCTTTTTATGCCTACTATACTTGATCAAAATGAATATACACTACCGCAAGAAGTAGTTGAGGTGAGAAAATTATTTAGACG